TCTAGCGGGATATGCAGAAGTCTGCTTTTGGGTGGATTTAGATTCTGGTAGTCGTCCCATTCTCCAAGCCACTACGGTTGTTTGTTGTTTACTCAATACCGATTCCAATTTAGGAGAGATCCAGTCATCGTCGTCAATCGGAACCAAGTAGGCATCTTCTTCGCTCAGACACTCTTTTCTTAGCTCTTCGATTCCCCTAATGACAGTAACATCCGCAAAGGTTGTTTCCGCTAGATCCTTGAGTTTGGCACGAAAATCAAAGTAGCTCACTTTGAACGTTCGATTCCATGTCGAAATGATGTATCGATGTTTGCGAAACCACCGCAGAGCGTTGCCCGTTGAATTACCGGGAGCATACCTGAAAGATTGACGCATGAACTTTTTCATTGTCATGGCCCGCCAATCGATGTTGTGTCTTACGAAAAGGATAGTTTTCATCTATCCTTAGATATCTCAGAAATCGAAATTGTCAATGACTAGTCGGGCGAAGAATTTGGCTCCTTCGCGAATCATTTTCTTGCCTCGCAGGATTCGAATGTCGTTCTCTTTGTAACCTAGAGGAACATAGGGGCAGAATTGATATCCTGAATCCAAGAAACTATCGCCACGATATCCAATCAGCATTTCATTCTCGGGGAAAAGAGTGTCTCTAAAGTGCTTCCAGCGATTGTTGACTGTGCCTTCGTAGTAAATGCCATCTTCGTCATATACTGGTGGAGGACAGAAACAACGTGTGCAAGCTGATAAAAAGATATCCGATATCTTGGGCGATGTGTATATCCAATTTGCACCACCTCGTAGAGTCTTTCTGTGAACGACGCTACTTACCTGTACCATATTGACGTAGAGTTGCTCATATCTCTCTTTGAGGGTTTTGTCTTCGCTGATCTCCTCCCAACTAAATTTGGCGTAGGTGCCCGCGTTATTCTTAAGATCAGTAACGACTTCTCGCGTTATTTGATTGGCAATGGCCAGCCCCACCTCAGCCAGATCGACTCCTTCTTTGAGGGTTGCTTCCAACTTTCTAGTCTTGCACTCAACCGGCTCATGGCAGACCTCAAGTCGAATGTTCTTTTCGTCCTGCTCCGTGTAAACAAATCTTAGATAGAAAACGACATCTTCGGGACTAAGCATCGGCTGGACCGATATCATTTTGCGAATGGGGATATTTCCATAGATGTACGGGATCAGGTTTATGCTGGCATCTGCAAACCAATCGGGAACAGATTCCGCTTCATTGTATAGAAATTGATTTTCAAGAAGAGTGGCTACTTCGCGTTTCCATGCGTTATCGCGAATCGATTCGATTCGATCACTCCATTTCTTAGCTAGCTCATCTTTTGTTTTCCGTAGATCATCCAGGTCGGGTTTCAGGCTGTTGTGTGTCATGCAATAACAGAGAAGAAGGGCCTTGTATTTTTTACGCATTTGGACCAATTTCCAAAGAAGAAGCCCGCTGCCAAAGGCAGCGGGCTTTTATGTCTTCTTTATGCTTTACCTCTTTAGAGGGGCTGCATAAAACCCACAATTAGATCACGAAGTTCGCGATGCTCAGACGGGCGTAGAACTTAGCCCCCTCGCGGAGGAGTTTCTTGCCATACCGAGTGAGTATGCCCTTTCGGGGGCAGAACGAATCGGGATCTAGTACCACTGGGGTCTGTGTCAGTGGCACGTAGGGGCAGTAAAAATAGCCGGAATCCATATAGCTATCCCCCTTATAGCCCATTAGTATCTGGCCCGTTGGGAATAGAGGATCTTTGTACAGTCTCCAACGATTGTTGACTGTTCCGACGTATTGAATGCCCAAGCTCGACGTGAATGTCTCGGAAGGAGCAGGAGCGAAACCAGCAGTTGCGGTTTCGAAAATGCTTGCTACTTCAGGACTTGTGACGAGCCAGTTGCAGCCACCACGCAGGGTTTTACGGTGGACGACGTTCGTAACTTCGACAACCTTCACATAGAGGGATTCGTACTTCTCCTTAATGGTGTCCCCTAGAGCGGTATTAAAGTCCCAACTGGCGACGGTGCCAGCGTTGTTACGGAGGTCGGTGAGGACTTCACGGTCGATCTCAAGGTTGATTTCTTGAGCCAGAACCGCAGTCAATTCGGCCTCAGCGTCCAGATTGTGCTGCGAGCGGAGGTCCTGTTGGGCCTCATATGACCAGACAGCCTTCAGCTTTCGGGTCTTTGCAGCGATCTCTTCGGATTCAACAACGAGGTTGATTTCTGGGAGATCTTGGTTGCACTCCATATTGTATTCATAGCTCATGATACAATAGTTTTCACCGGGGGCACCGTTCCAGGTCAGCGTCATCTCACCAGTCGTAAGATCTAGTGTTCCGGCTGTGACCTTGGGAGCGGGGGCACCAATGTCGGTGAAAGTGAAGTTGTTGTTTTCGTCAATGACGAAAGTTTGAATTGCAACACCACCATCATAGATCGTACCAGTGATCGTACCAGCCAAGATTGGAGTGTGTTCCAGTGGGCTGAAGACCGAGAGAACGTCGGCACCATCATCTGTCGATGTGGTTTCGTTCTCTACTAGCTGGTGAGAGTAGTAGATGGACAGGTTTGCGTCACCACTGGCCAACTGTTGGAGGGAGTTGACATCGTCGCCGGGGAATCCAGCGTTGTTGTCGGCACCTCGGACATCGCCTTTATTGGTGGAGTAACGGAACCTCAGGTAGTAAACTAGACCCGTGGGGCCGAGCAGAGGTTGAACCGAAACGACCTTATTGGCGATCAGTTGCGGATAAATACGTCTGACCAATGGAATAGAGATTCTCTTGAATTGAGCAATGTCACCTGTGTCGGTGCTTACTTCATTCATGAGGCGTTGGTTTTCCAGAAGAACGGCGGTGCAAGAACGGGTATAACGATCTTTAATGCCGTTCAGCAGACCAGTTTCGCCCCAACGGTTTTCCATTACGGCAGCTTCATTAAGAAACTTTGCGTTTGCTGATTGCATTTTTCTCCTTGGTTATTGTTTATTCGTCTTCCTTGGTCCCAGCCAAAACTTGCATTTGGGCAAGCATGTCAGGATCAAGACTTTCAACTAATGTTGTGTCGCTATCGTCGGCTTCTCCCTCGGGAACTTCTTCTTGATGTTCGCGAATGATGCCTTCTTCAGCGACCCGTCCTCTCCCCGTTACGTTCTTTGCTTTCTGTTGTCTTTCTTGCTTGTCGTCTTGAGCGGCATTCTCATTGGCCTCGGCCAGCAATTGCTCTTGCTGTCGCACGGCTTCATTCAGCTTGCCATTCTCTGTACCAAGTCGGATGTTTCTGGATTCCAGAATCTTCACTTGGCTTCTTAGATCTTCAATCGCTTGACTGGCTTCTTCAAGCTTGGCATTTGCAACACTGTTGTATTGATCTGCATCAAGGTAGTCAGAAACGTTTTCGACAATCTTGTCCAGGACAACTTTGTTTTCGACCAAGCGAGGATCGTTAACGAGGTCACGACGGACACTCTCAGCGATCTCGGGGCCCTTGTATTCAAGGAATTGATGAATCTTGTCGATGAAGTATTCACGCATCTCTTGGAGCTTTTTGTTGAATTCTTCATACATCTCGACATCGAGATTTTCATTCTTTGCTTTCTCAGCTTCTAGCATTTGGAAAGCCTCTTCGTAGCCATCATGCATAGCAGATTCAAATTCTTTCTTCTGCGTATCAAGACGACCCCGAAGCTCTTTAATCATAGCTAACGCTTCGCTGTAGCCCTGTTCACCGGTTTGTTCAGCTTGCTTGAGTTCTTCTGAAAACTCTTTGTAGGCTTCTTGGAGCTTATCGCTATATTCTTGCTCCAAAGCTTCCTTAGCGGTTTCCAGTTCGCCCTGCACGGCCTCAGCAACCTCGGCAACTTGCTCTTCAGGAAGTAGTTTGCTCAACGCTTCAACGATTTTTTCCATTATTGTAACCTCTCTTGGATTTCTTTGGCCTTTTTTTGAACAATGCCACCAAAACAAGCCTTAACCAGTTCAGAGTTAACAGTATATAAGCCGCTAGCCTCATTTTTAACTTCAGCTTGTGGCTCCGGTGACACTGGAACCACGCTTTCGCGTGTTTTTATTTGTTTTTGGAAGGCGGCATTTGTGCTGGGATCTGCCACAGCATCAAACGTAATTAGCTTATAAGATTCGCCAATAACAAGGACACCATCCTCGTTCACCTTACCATTTCCAACACCACGACTACTGATACCAACCCTCACCCCATCGTTGAGAAGAGACTTGATAATTTTGCCCGCTGGTGTATTAAGGATTACTCCTTCACCCATGAGGGTCTTGCCTTCCCACCACAGTTTTGTGATCTTGTGGCAAGCCTTCTCAAAGTGAATAATAGAATCCGCTGGGTGATCTAATTCACCAACCAAACCACCGTTTTTAATAACCTCATCCAGTTTGAGAACATTCTGGTTGAGAACGGTGTACGGATACATTCGCTTATTCTTGTTGACCGCTTCGGCTTCCTGGAATTTGCCCCTGAACTTCAGAGAACCAGACGAGTCGGTCGATTCATTCAGCGTCATCTCGTTCAAGACGGCACCAATTGCACCCCCGAGAATAAGCCGATCTTCATAGATCGTACCGGGAGTTGAATCATGTTCTACAAGCAGTTCCATAAAACCTCCCGTTTGTTATTGGTCAACGACTAGATCGGGCTCCTTACCGTGGTTCATCTTATACGTGTAAGGTGTCACTGCGGCAGGAGTATAGGGATTCTGCAACCCTGGCCATGTATCACTTGTGCCCCAGTGGGCTAATTGATCCGAATCGGCCTCAATTGCTTTCTCTCCCTTAATTTTGTAGTCACCAAATGGTGTCGGAACATATGGATTGTTCAAAGCCGGGAAGACATCAGAGCCGCCCAGGTTGCCATACGCTCGGTTTCTCATAAGGTCGGCTTCGCCACCCTTATAGCTGGCACCGTCACTGGCAGGAGCAACATCTCCCCAATCGCCACTAGCATCTGCGGCAGGAGCGTACTTCTGACGTGCTTTGTCAGCCATCGCGGGATGGTCACCACTGACAGTAATGTGAGGCGTGTTGCTTACATCCCAATCCTTTGTTTCAAGGTTGGTTTCAACTAACATTGCCAGCCATTCAGCAGCAGATTCAGCAACCTCTAGAGAGGGTTCGACCTCTTGTTGCACGATAGGCAGAAGTTCGGTCAAATGCATCGAAGCTTCCGCACGAAGATTTACGTTGTTTTCTTCGGTTGCAACCTTGTGAACGTGTCGAAGAGCTTCGTAGAGATCAACGAAGACTTGCATCTCGACAGTTGCATTTTCATCAAGAGCGGGATAGAACTGGTCAACGACGTTCTTGAAGATCATGTAAGGATCTTCAGCACCTTCGTCAACGCGGGCACCAGCCAGCTTCAAGATCTTGGCAACACGATCAACGTAGGCGTGATGGGCTGTTCGAAGGATTCCTTCGGCCATGAAATCGCATGTTTGATCGTCGTAATTCGTCGCACCGGCTGTTTCAAGAGCCGATTTGATCGATTCGGAAAGTTCGTCTTGAGTCAGGTAAATGACGTGTGGCCATTTGCTGATGATATTCTCAAGGACTTCTTCCAGAGCATTGTTGTCAGATAGAGCATTGTGTCGCTTAAGATCAGCGACAGCCTGTGCGAATTGCACGTCCTCTGACAGCGTCTTGGCATTCATTCTCTTGCAAACACAGTCGGTATTGAGGGTCTTCCAGTCGAAAGAAAGCAGCTTTTGCTCATTTCTCAACTGTGTCGTTGGAATACGAAGACCTACAGCGTTGCCCCTGTCATCATAGCGAACCTTGGATTCACTAACGGCGGGACCGTATTGTTTGTAGTCAAGGTATTCAAAAACATGTTCACACATCCGACCCCAACCCGCGAGTGCCTTTTGCATGCTCTCTTTGCAAGCCATACCGTGACAGCAGGGCTTCTTTTTGTTCTTTTTCTTGCCAATTCTCTCAAGAATTGGGCCCTTATCACTAATGGCCTTTTCTTGTTTTCGTTCAACAAAGATTCTGCGAGTTCTTGGGAGAGTTAAGTATTCGCTAAATAACTGGTTCGCCTTCTCTTCTTTGTCTTCCAATAAAGCATCAAGCATGTCGCCAATGAGATCGCGTTGCTTGTTGTACTCTGTCTCTTCATTGAGGACCAGTTCTTCAACGTTATCAAACGTGATATAGCTGTCCTTAACTTCATAGTTTGCGTGGACAAAAGAACCATCGCAAGTTTCATAAAGGACATCACTGGGACCAAAACAATGAAGCTCGGCACAGTTCAATTGGAGTGCTTTTGCAAAGATTGGAGCGGCTTCTGCCAGTTCGGCTTCTGCTGATGATAGCGAATCTTGTTCAATTCTCTCAAAAACATCATAATTGATGAGTTTCTTCTTCATGATCGCTTTACTCCTGTTCGACTAGACTTTATTTCACCCACTCTGTCTCGCACAGATTTGGATATTCAACGTCATTTTCACATCACATATGCCTAAATAGAGGCGGATGTCACTATATCTATAGTATGCCGCAACCGCTAAAAACATGAGATTTAATAATGAAAACATTTAGTAGCTTCGTCAGGTTCAAAGAAAACACTTCAGTAGACTCAGCATCAAATCAAGACGATTTGTTATTGCAAGTGATAAGATTGGCGTGGAAGAGATATCCTCAAGAAGCAAAAGACTTCTTCGCACAACTGGGAAGCAAAGATCCTGATATTAAAGAACTACTAGAGAAAATCGAGAACCCATCCACTGAATTCTCCCCCGGCGACGGCGTGCAAAGTGATGTGGAGGACGATACAGATGTCGTAGCACCGCCCGCTGCTGATAGTAACCCGGCTGGCGGTATGGAAGACTAAATCTCGATTGACAAGACATAAAGAGAGCCGCTCCCGCTATGCGGGAGCGGCTCTTATTTTATCGTTTTGCCCTTTTTTATCCCCAATCTCCCTGTCGATCAATCTCTTGTGCTTCGAACAACATGTATGGGCAATCTTTGTGTAAGCCCTTGTGCTGCTCTATTTCTTCCTTGTTTCCACAAAAAGGGGTGGCATTGGATTCTTCTGGATGCCGAATGAGGATTACATAGGTCTTCTTATCGTCCATTATTCCTCCTCGCTATAGTCTATGTCTTCCGCATCTTGCTGTTGACTGTAGTTCTTAATCTCTAGATCGAACCGTTTAATATCCTGGGTGTCTGGTTCCGGTAAAGCCACGCCTCCCGGTTGAGCGGCCTCAGGCCCGGCTTCGCCTTCTGGAGGTGGTCCTTCGGCTCCCGGCATTCCTTCCGCTCCTTCAGGAGGCATTCCTTCAGGAGGTGCCCCTTCTTCGCCACCCAACATTGGGCTAGGACCGCCCGGCACTGCCCCGATCTCTTGTTCTCCCGATGGGGCTCCTGGTACTCCGACTCCCATGAGTGGCGGGTTTTGACCGATGATTTGCAGCTTAAGCTCTTGAAGTTTTTGAATGGTATTGCGGGCGATGATTTCTTCGACTTCTTCTGCGGGCAGATTCATGTATCGCGTTAGCAGATCGTAATCGGCCATTATCATCGCACCCTTCAGGCTAGTAACAAAGTTCAGTCTTGCTTGAAGGACTTCGCTTCTACTCATCTCCCTCCAATCGGACGGAGGAGTCATTTTGAGTTCCAGATCTTCATAGGCTTCATCGGGGAACCCTCTGAGTTCCAGGTGTCGTTCACAAAGCTCTACGATTCCATCAACGTAGTGTGCTTGAATTCTTTCGATCATTCGGGCGAATCGCACGTCTAGCGACGAAACCGAGACTCTAGTCTGCTGTGGGTCGCTATTGTTGAAGTAGTTTTGTGGGAAGTTCAGGGCTGTAAAGAGTTTGTTTCTGAAATACAGAGCATCATCGATTTCGCCCAGGTTTTGGGCTCCCTGAAGGGTGTCGATCCTTGTGTTTGAGTTGGGTCGGATCGGCAACCAGTAATCTTCGTCAGCAGCGGGAGCATGCCACCTTTCTTCAACGACATTGGCTCCACCACCACCACCTCTTGTCCTGGCGACCTTCTTTTTGCGGAATTGATCTTTCATCTTCTCAATGAATGCTTCCGCTTTGAACGGCGGCAATTTACCTACATCGATGTAGAAGATCCTCCGTTCTGGTGCCCTAGTCAATCTATAGACGACCATTGCATCTTCCATCAACCTTAGTTGGTGGGCTGGCCCGCGTGCGGGTTCAATCAAGCTCTGTCCGTAGGGATAGAACGCTTTTCTGTCGTCCCCGATGCGGAAGTGGATGACTTGCTTTGGTGCGAATCGAATAGCTGTGGCTTGTTGTAGGTCGGCTTCTGTAGCCTTTGTGACTTCATTTCGGGTAAGGGCCTGATAGTCGGGGCCATCTTTACCTTGTTGGAATTCCACCAGACGGCATTTCGTAGTTTCGATTCGATACATGCTGTCGGGTGGAAGTTCTTGCATCTTAAGAATGCCGTCTTTGGGATTGTCGGGATTCGTAAGAAGTTCAAAGAACCCGTCCCCGAAGATGCAAAGTCGTTTGACGTGATTCCAGGACCTTC